AATTCTCTTGTTGACAATATTGATTTCACGATATATAATTATAACGAAAGCAATAAACAGGAGGTGGATAAAATGAAGAACCACGACTATACCGAAAAAGAGCTTTCAGATGCAAAAGAGATCATTGCGATCTACAACAAGACCCCCGAAAAGAAGCGCCCCTTGCTGACTGCGATGGCGAACGCCTTCCTTGCAGGTATGGAGGTGCAGGAACGCCTCACTGAGGGAACCGAAAAGCGGGCAGGGTGAGGGGGTGAGAACGTGACCGAATATATTGCGCAGGAGGTGCAAAAGGTTCTTGAAACGCTCCGAAGCCGCCGCCTCTCGGAGAGTACTCTCCGAGCTTGCAACCACAGGCTGCAGAAACTCGCGTATCTGGATGAAGCACAAAAGCACCCCGCCCTTACCCGCAGCGAAACGGCTCGCCTTGAGCGCTGTCTGCTTGAGCAGGCTTCAAATAGCCTTTCCCGGATGACGATTCATTACTGCGACTACGTCGAAACGTACATGGACGCCGCCCCGCCCAGCGAAGAACGGCTGGAAGCAGTCCAGCAGGGCATTAGAACCCTGAACCATATTTCAGTGACCCTGGAAAGACTTCGGCGGGCACTGCAAGAAACAGCACCCGCCGAAGCCAAAGATTAAACCTTTTCCCACTCGCTTAGATCGGCAGGCTCACCCGAAACTTTACCGTCAAGCATATCCCACTCAGTACAGCCGGTGACGTGCAGATATACGTCATCAGCAGCCTGCACCGGGGTGGAGTAAGAGCCGAAACACTCAGACCCGACAAAAAGACCATACCTTCCGTCCGGGTTTTGCTTGATAGAAAAGGTTCCGGCGGGCGAACGATAAACCCACAAGAGCAAAGCACCTCCTTTCTTGGAAGCTGGGCCGTTGCAGCGGCCCGCCTCCTAAGTATAAGGGAGGGCAGCTCAAAAGACAAGGTGACCCGCATGAAGATCACGAACCACTTCCCGGACGGCACAACCCGCAGCACAACGGCGGGCGTCCGGGTGCCGTACACCGTAAACACCGCCCCGGCCTACCAAACTCTGGCGGCTGTGAGCGAGAAACCCCGGACACGGGAAACGCCCGAAAAGAGGTGATTTTTCCACACTTTTCCCCAGGCTTTCAACACTGCTGATGCGAGAAACTAACAGGAGGCAACGAAGGAAATGGAAAGGCTTTTGATGAAGTTCGGCCGCACCGCAGGCCAGGCCGCAGCGCGCGCCCCGCTCTATACCGGGGTTCTGGTTTACGAAGTGCTGGTGCTTGCAGCTGGGATTTTCCTGGCTCTCGACCAGGCCGGACGGCTCGACCGCCTGGGTTATAACCTCGGCCTGGCCCTTCGCCGCCTGCTGGACTACACCCACGAAAGAAGGTGAGGCCGCAGCCCCTACCCGAACATCCACCCACAAAGCCAAAGGAGGCACGACATGGAACATACCAAAGCAAGCAGCCTGATTGACATGGCCAACGGCGCCATCAAAGAGCGCCTGGACTACGAGATGGGCCGCGTGATTCAGAACATCAGCGACCCGAACACCAAGGCCACCGCCAAGCGCACCATCACGGTCAAGATCACCTTGGAGCCGGACGAGGAGCGCCAGCACGTTGAGGTGAGCGCTACCGCTTCCAGCACCCTGGCGGCCCTGCACCCGGTCAAGACCGCCCTTGCGGTCGGCCAGGAGGGCGGCCACACTGTAGCTGTGGAGCTTACCCCGCAGATTCCCGGCCAGTTCGACACCTACGGTGGCGAGGCCCCGGAGCGCAAGGTTCTCAAGTTCGCCGACATTCACACCGCATAAAGAAAGGACTACAAAATGGAGATCAAGAACAGCTTCCTCGCGGACGCAATCGCCTCTCTCGCCGACCTGGGAAAGAAAGCCGCAGAGCCTACCTTCCACGAAGTCAATGGTCGCACCTTCCTGGTGACCGGCAGCGACTACACGGAGGTCGAGCCTCCTGAGATTCCCAAGCCGGAGAAGGTCAACACCCGCAGCCTGAACGCACTGGTGGCGCTTATCAAGAACGAGGTGGACAGCCAGACCGAGAACCCTCCGCTCTACGTTTCCTGCAATACCTACAGTGGCGTGGAGGTTTTCACCACGCCGAACCCCAAGGACAAGCTGCACCGCTGGCAGCCCTACCACGCAACGGCCAGCGACCTCCCGCCGCTGGTGGAGGATGTACGTTGGAACTTCGACGAAGCGATGATCAAGCTCCGCTCCATGTTCCAGCGGGCTCCCGAGGGTGAGAAGAACGACGTGGATTACATCCTCGACCTGCTCTCGCACATGAGCTTTGACCAGAGCGTCAAGAGCGACGACAACGGCATCACGCAGACGGTGCAGGTGCGCAAGGGTGTCAGCTTCGTGGAAAACAAGGCAGTCCGCCCCATCGTAACCCTGGCGCCCTACCGCACCTTCCAAGAAGTGGAGCAGCCCGAAAGTGAGTTCGTATTCCGGGTCTACGATGACCGCAGCATCAGCCTGACCGCAGCAGACGGCGGGATGTGGAAGCTGGCCGCCCGGGACGCTGTCATGCGCTACCTGGAAACTGCCCTGTGGGATGAGATCACCGCAGGCAAGGTCAAGGTGACCCTGTAACCCCTTTTGGAAGCCGCTGCCTGTAGAGTAGTACAGACGGCGGAGGGTGGGAACGAGGGGCAACACCACAGAAAGGGGACGCATACAGAAATGAAAATAGCCCTGCAGCACGGCCAAATTATACTTGCCGAGATAGAACCGCTGCGGTACGAACAACTCAAGCGCATGGGGATTTTCCGCTGGAACAAAACCACCCGCACTATGACCGGCCCGGTCAGCCTGGATGCCCTCAACGCCTTGCATAACCGCTTCACTCTCCCGGACTTCGTGGAGACCGAGCGGGAACGTCTGGCAGAGGTCGCCCGCCAGGTAGAACAGCAACGGGAGGCCACAGAGCCGAAACCGCTTGCAGCATACCCGGTCAGGGCGCAGATGTTCCAGCACCAAATCCGAGGCGCCAACATGGCGCTGCTGCAACTCACCTCGGGAGGCAAGGAACAGCATAAAGGCTTCGGTTTTCTCTTTGAAATGGGCTGCGGCAAAACCCTGACGGCCATTGCCACGATGGGCGCCCTGTACCAGCAGCGCCGCATCGAGCGGGTGCTGGTAGTAGCCCCGACCAGCGTGTGCAGCGTCTGGCCGCACGACCTGCAGCAGTTCGCCGCTTTCCCCTACCACTGCGAAACCCTGCTGGGAGAAAAGAAAAAGCGCCTGGAAGGTCTGGACGCCTTGGAGGTCTGGCCTTTCGCCTCGCTCAAGATCGCGGTCATCAACTACGAAAGCACACACCGGGACGGAATCTTTGACGCCCTGGCGGAGTACGACGCCGACCTGATAATCTGCGACGAGAGCCAGCGCATCAAGAACCACAGCGCCGCCCAGAGCAAAGCCCTGCACAAGCTCGGCGACAAGGCCCGCTATAAACTAGCATTGAGCGGAACCCCGGTGCAAAACAACGCCGTGGACTTGTACAGCCAGTACCGCTTTTTAGACCCGGCGGTCTTCGGCTCGAACTTCTTCGCTTTCCGAAACCGCTACTGCGTAATGGGCGGCTACGGACAGCATCAGATCATAGGCTACAAGCACATGGAGCAGCTCATACAGAAAGAACACTCCATAGCCTACCGCGTAACCAAAGCCGAATGCCTCGACCTCCCGCCGCAGACCTTCGAGAACCGATATGTGAAGTTCAGCCCGGCGGAGCGCAAGCTCTACGACCAACTCCGAAAGTCCAGCTTCGCGGAGCTTGCAGGCGGCGACAGCATAACCGCAACCACGGTGCTGACCAAAATGCTCCGCTTGATGCAGCTCACCGGCGGCTTCACACAGACCGACGACGGCACCCGCCCGCAGCAGATCGGCACGGCCAAGCTGGACGCCTTGGAGGACATTCTGGACGACTACGTCCAGGAGGCCGGGCAGAAGCTGGTGGTTTTTGCCCGGTTCCGCCCCGAGATCGCGGCCATTGAGAACCTGCTCCGAAAGAAGGGCATCAAGTACGGCTCGATCTACGGCGACGTTCCGCAGGCGGAGCGCGGAGCCATAGTGGACGACTTCCAGCAGAACCCGGAAACCAAGGTCTTTGTAGCGCAGATTCAAACAGCCGGCCTCGGCATAACGCTTCACGCCGCCAGCGCCGCAGTTTTTTACAGCATGGATTACAACTATGCGAACTACGCGCAGGCTTTGGCGCGGATTCACCGCATCGGGCAAAGCAACCCGGTGACTTACATTCACCTCCTGGTGGAGGACAGCATCGACGACAAGGTGCTTGCAGCCCTTGAGAAAAAAGAGGACATCGCCAAAACCATAGTGGACAGCTGGCGAACCTACTTCTAACCGAAAGAGAGGAAGAACAACAATGACGATTCCTGAACAGGTGGACGCATACCGCGCCCTGCTGGATGAAAAAGACCGCCTGGCAGAGGAAACCAAGGCCAACAACCGGGCCATTGAGGCCGCCCGGGACGCCCTCGCAACGGCCATGATCGAGGACGAAACCCCGCAGATCACCCGGAACGGCTACTCTTACACCCTGACGCCCAAAACCAAATACAGCAAGGCAGCAGGCAAGGATGCCGAATTGATGGACGCCCTCCGCTCCAACGGCCTGGGCGACCTGATCAAAGAAACGGTCAACGCACAGAGCCTGCAGGGTGCCATGAGCAACCTGGCAGAGGAAAATGACGACGAGCTTCCCGAGGAATTCGAGGGACTTGTGAACGTGTACAGCTTCAACGACATCACCCGGCGCAAGAGCAGCCGGAAACAGTAAGGGAGGATAAACACCATGGCAAACGAAAAGGCTTTGACCGCGGTTCAGAGCTTCGCTCTGGCACCCATCAGCAGCGAGGTCACTGACCTCATCAAGGAAGAACTGGACGGCCTCGGCCAGATTCCCTTTGACACTGTGAAGATTCCTGCCGGTGGCAGTGTGACCTTTGAGCTTTCCGGCGACGACCCGGACAACCCCGAAGTGGTACAGACCCTGACCGGCGTAATCGTACACCATCACGCCGTCAACAGCTACTGGCCCGGCGAATTCGACGGCAGCAACAACGTGCCGGACTGCAGCAGCGCGGACGGCAAACAGGGTCTGGACATCAAGACCGGCGAAGTCCGGGACTGCTCCACCTGCCCCTTCAACCAGTTTGGCAGCAGCAGCAAGGGCAACGGCAAGGCCTGCAAGAACGGTCACCGCATTTACCTCCTGCGCAGCGGCGAGATGCTGCCCATCCTGATTTCCCTGCCCCCTACGAGCCTGCGGGCCTTTAAGGACTACGTTGCAAAGCGCCTGGTGGTAAAGGGCAAGCGCAGCAGCAGCGTGCTCACCTCCATCAAGCTCAAGAAGGAAAAGAGCGCAGACGGCATTGCGTACAGCAGCTGCGTGTTCACCAAGGCGGGCGACCTGACCCCGGCACAGATCGAACAGGTAAAACCCACGGTGGCCTGGATTAAGAGCGTAGCCTCCACGGTTCCTGTGGTGGCGGAGGCAGAGCAGCCCGCCGCACAGACCGACGCTGACGGCTTTGCTACGGTGAGCGACAAAAACGACGTGCCCTTCTAATACCACAACCTCCGAATGACCCGGTGCGGGCTGCAGGGTAACAGCCTTGCGGCCCGCAACTTTTTTTCGACTTGGAGGACAGACGTGGATAAAGTAAACCTCGACGAACTGCTGAATTATAAAGAGGAATACAGCAAGTTCGTGCAGAAACCCGAATATAAAAAAGAGCGCATGACAAGCCTCTGCCCCTTCCACGACGACCGCAAGCCCAGCTTTTCCGTGGATCTCAAAACCGGCAAATTCGTCTGCTTCGCCTGCGGTAAGGCGGGCAACTACGTCAGCTTCAGAGCGGAGCTGGACGGTTGCTCCAACGCCGACGCTTACAAGCGGATTCTCCGAGAACATGGCGTGGATGAAACCAAAAAGGAACCTGCCCGCCAAAACTACACCGTAGACGACTACGCCAAAGAGAAGAACCTCCCGGCGGACTGGCTGCGGATGGTCTGCAGCCTGGAGGACGGCAAGGAAAAGGACGGCACCCCCTACGTCAAAATTCCCTACTTCGGGGAGGACGGCAAGCCAAAGGTCACCCGCAAGCGCATGGGGCCGCACAAGTTCAAGTGGGGCTTCGGCTCGGCGGGAAATATGCTGCCCTACGGCCTCTGGCGCAAAGAGGGCTTGGAGATCGCAGGCAGCTGTATCTTGGTGGAGGGAGAGAGTGACGCACAAACCCTTTGGTTTCTCGGCTACCCCGCCCTGGGCATTCCGGGCGCTTCCACGTTCAAGCCGGAATGGGCGGAAAGCCTCAAGGGGATAGAAACGCTCTACATCCACAAGGAACCCGACCAGGGCGGTCAAACCTTCCTGGACAAGGTGGCTCACGCCCTGAAAGATGCCGGCTTTGATGGAGGGGTGAAAACCTTCTCCTGCGCAGACGGCGGGCAGAAAGACCCCTCCGCCTTGTACCTCGACCTGGGCAAGGAAGCCGCCCAGGACAAGCTGGAAGAACTGCTGGCAGCGGCGCAGCCCCTGGACTTGGAACACCTCGACGACGCCCTTCCGGTGGCGATTGAGGGCGCACCCAAGAACCTGCGGCAGCCGCCCGGCTGGCAGTACGGCGAGTTCGGAATCAGCCGCATCGACGAAAAGACGGAACAGCTGGTCTGCGTCTGCCGGACGCCGATCATCCTGACCAAGCGCCTCAAAAAGACCGACACCGGCGAAGAAAAGATAGAGGTTGCCTGGAAGCGGGACGGCAGGTGGCATGACGCGATTTTCCCCCGCTCCATGATTTTCCAAAGCCGCAGCATTACGGTGCTGGCAGACAAAGGCTGCACCGTAACCAGCGAGAACGCAAAGCAGGTGGTGCGTTTCCTTGGCGCTTTGGAGCAAGAGAACATCGACGCCCTCGGCCTGCAGGAAAGCACCTCCACCTTCGGCTGGCAGTCAAACCACCGCTTCCTTCCCGGTCACGCCCCGGACATGGTGCTGGACATCGAACCCAGCATGACCCGCTGGGCCACCGCCTACTGCAAAAACGGCACCCTGGAAGCCTGGGTGGCAAGCATGACGCCACACCGCAGCCGCCCCCGGTTCCGCTTCATACTGGCCGCCAGCTTCGCCGCTCCCCTGCTGGCGATTATCAAGCAGCGAATCTTCTTCGTGTACAACTGGGGTGGCAGCCGGGGCGGTAAGACCGCAGCCCTGAAAGCAGCCCTGTCCGCCTGGGGCGACCCGGAGCGGCTCATGGCAAACTTCAACGCAACCCAGGTGGCGCTTGAGAGAATGGCTGGCTTTTACTGCGACCTCCCGCTCGGCATAGACGAGCGCCAGCTTGCAGGCAACAAGCAAGAGGGCCTGGAAAAGATCGTATACATGCTGGCCAACGGCACCGGGCGCAGCCGGGGCAGCAAGGACGGCGGCCTCCAAGAACTGCGCACCTGGCGCAGCGTGATTCTGGCGACAGGCGAGGAACCAATCGGCAAGGCGAACAGTCAGACCGGCGTGAGTACCCGAGTGCTGGAAGTGGTAGGCGCTCCCTTTGAGGACGAAACCAGTGCCAGCGATATGCACCAACAGGCAGCGCTGAACTGCGGCTGGGCAGGCCCGGCGTTCATCCAGTACATCCTGGACATGGGCGACAGCGCCATAATAGACGAATACAGCGAGGTGCTGGAACGCATCCGGGCACTCATGGGAACCCGGAACGGCAGCCACACCGCAGCGGTTGCCACCGTGACCCTTGCAGATCAGATGCTTTCCCGGTGCATCTTCCACGAGGATGCAGACACCGCCCTCATGGAAGCCCAGCACATGGCTAACTGCATTACAGCGGGAATCCAGGAACAGGAACAGCCGGACGTGAACGAGCAGGCCGCTCAGTACATCAGCGACTGGATCAGCGCGAACGCCAACAGCTTCACCGACACCAACGCCATCGGCCAGAGGTACGGCAGCATTGAGGACGGCACGGCGTTCATCCTGCCCACCATCCTGCGGGAAGCTCTGGAAAAAGGTGGATTCTCCTACCGAAAAACCATGAACTGGCTGGCAGAGAACGACATTATACAAATTGACCCGCACGGAAAGTATCAGGTTCAACGCTGGTTCGGTAACAGGAACTGCCGCATGGTTGCCATAGACATGGAAGCCCTGCAAAACCCGCCCGACCCGGCTGGATTCAGGGAGATCACCGACAAGGACGACTTGCCCTTCTAAGCCCGGTGCGCAAGCCCGCAGAAAGCCGCAACAGTTCAGGCGGTAACTTTCCAGCAAAACAAAGTGAAACGTCCACGGCGCAACTTTTTTTTCCGTTGGAAAAAACGCATAACACACCATCAACACCCGCCTAACACCTTATTCCTCCACAGGTGTTAGGCAAAAACAAACGATTTTGCGCTCCTTTTATAAGTTTCTAACACCTCTAACACCTAAAAACAAAATACATTCGTGACGCGAGGCAAAACAACGAGCAGCCACGCAGAGTGTATAAACGACACTTCAAAATATAGGTGCTAGGTGCTAGATTTCAAAATTCAGCGATTCAACGTCGAATGCAACTAGCACTCCTAACACCTCCACCAACAGAAAGGACAAAGAACATGGAAATCAACGCTACAAACGAAGCCTGCAGCACCGAGAACGAGAACGCCACCCATGACACCTGGTTCCGCTTGAGCCTCGACCTGCACACACCCCGCGACAAGGGCGGCTCGAACCCCGATTCTAACTTGAGCTTTTCCGGGACGACCCCGGAGGCCTTCGACCACGCCCTGGCAACCATCCTGGACGTGGTGACCTCTACCGTGTACGGCGGGCAGCTCAACGGCCTGCAGGAGATCATCGACCGCAGCACCGCCGAGCTGCGGGCCGACAGCGAAAAGGCGCAGCACGGCGCCGCCACGTTGGAGGACATCCTGCGCCAGGAGCCTCCCGAGGACGACGCCCAGCAGCCCAAGCCCAAGCGCAACCCCGCCCTGGACGTGGACACCCCGAAGATCAGCACGGTGACCGAGCCTCGCCCCAGCTTCGCCCCCCCCCTCTAAGCCGGGCGCCCGGGGCGCAAAAGGCTTGATGCTGCTCACCTGCCCGGGCTGCCACCACACCTTCAAGCACTTCGCCCGGGAGAACACCGACAAGGTCAAGTGCTTCTGCGGCACAGAGGTGCCAGTGGACAACGTCGCCCGCTTCGAGTTCACCTGCAAGCAGTGCGGCAAGCTTTCCTACGGATGGACGAACATCGAAGCGGCGACCATTGAGGCAGGCGCTCTGCACTGCGTCTGCACAGCAACCGCCCCGGAAATGATTTGGCACCCCGCAACCCGGAAATTCCACGGCTAAAATAAAACGCCCGCACCGGGAAGGTGCGGACAGATTGGAGAAACGCATGAACTACAAAAAACCGCTTCCTTCCCCCTACGACTACGAAAAGCTGGGCTCATACCTTCACGCCTTGGTTGATGCAGGCGCAGCCCACAACATTACCGAGGCCAGGAAGCTGGCCCGCAGGCTGGTGCCCTCGGAGGCGAAAATCCAGAAAGAGATCCTCGCGTACCTCCGCAAAGAGGTGGGCGGCTTTTGGTGGAAGGACGCCGCCGGGCCGTACCAGCAGAAAGGCATCCCGGACATCGTAGGCTGCCACGAAGGGCGGTTCTTCGGCTTCGAGGTCAAGCGCCCACTGGTGGGCGAACTGAGTGCTATCCAGCGCCACACGCTGGCAGCCATCAACACTGCAGGCGGCACCGCTTACGTCGTAACCAGCGTGGAAGATGTACGCCGGGTGCTCACCCCGCCGCAGGGCGAAAAGGAGTGGTGACCCTTGCCATACATGAGCCTCCGAGAACAGCGGCACCTGCTGCGGCGATACCTCAAGCAGTACCGCTTGGAGCGGACACCGGCGCACCGCCAGGCTGTGCAAGACACCCTGCTCCACCTCGACCCGATGCACCCCGCCGCCCCGATCATGCGCCTGCGGTACATAGACTGCCGCAGCTGGCGAGCAACGGAGCTGCGAACATACTACTGCCACAGCAGGGCCTTTGAACTGGAAACCCGGGCCATAGACGACCTGCTCCAGGTTCCAGAGGTTCAGGAAGCAATAACAAAATGGGAGGAAATTCACAGTGACACTTGAGGAAGCCTGCCGCCTGCTCGACCCGAACACGACAGCAGAAGAACTGGCGAAAATCGAATACTACAACGGCTTCAACGGCAAAAAGGCCTGCATTGAGGCCATCGACGAAGCCTGCACCCTACTGGTGGATTTTGCCCGCAGCCATAGCAAGGAGGATAAAAAGTAAATGGATTGGATTTGTGGATTTTTGACCGGCAGCATTGCGGGTTGTATTTTGGGCTTGGTGCTTGCACCTTGCCGCAAGGAAACGGCGGTGGTTGTAACCAGTACTCCGCGCTGGGGTGGCGTATTGCGGATGGATTGGAGCCGCTGCGAGTTCCCTGGCCCGCCTGATGGATGGAACCCAACAGACCACCCGCTGGAAGCAGAGGGCGAAGCTCTCGACCCGGTAGGAGGTGATGCAGAGTGAGAAGCCTCGAACGGCTGGCGCTGGTAGGCGCCCTGGCAGCAGCGGTCACCATCAGCGGCACACTCAACGCCCGGGTCAAAGACCTGGCCCAGCAGCGGGACATTTACCAAAGCCGGGCCGCCAACTGGGAGCAGGACGCCCTCAACTGGCAGACCGAGGCGCAGGAGGCAGAAGCTCAGGTCGCAGATCTCAAGAACGACCTGGAAGCAGCGCAGACCGGCCCCGCCGGGTTCAGCGCAGTATACCTCGGGGAGTTCAACTGCACCGCCTACTGTTCGGAACAGTACGAACATATCTGCGGCACCGGGGACGGCATCACCGCCAGCGGCGCACCTGTACAAGCTGGCGTGACCGTGGCAGCAGACCCGGACATTTTGCCCCTCGGCTCTGCGGTATACATTGAGGGCGTCGGTCTGCGGTACGTCCAGGACACCGGCAGCGCCGTGAAGGGTAAAGCCTTGGACGTGGCTGTGGACACCCACAGTGAGGCACTCACCTGGTCTGGGTACGGAACGCACCGGGTCTGGCTGCTTGAGGTTGAGTAAATAGGAGGTACAGCATGGACGAAGTACGGCTGATCGACGGAAACGCTCTTGAACAGGAAATGCGGGAATTTGCGGCGCAGATATTCGTCGGCTGCCACAGAACCACAACCGACAGTGAAGAAGCCGTGCATACCTGCGCGGACATGGTGAACGAAGCCCCAACCATTGACCCGGAAAGCCTGCCGCCGTACTGGCGTAAGACGGCAGAGGACTCGCCAACAAGGGAGGACGGCAACGAAATAGGCAGCATTCTTTGTGCAGGGTATCACTGTAACATCCGCGACGGAATGTGGCTTGAGAACATCATGCCGTGGCACGTCGTAAGAGACAACCCTGGGACGTTCCCGCTCTGGATGCCGCTCCCCAAGCTGCCCGACCTCCCGGTGCCGGAAAGAAGGTGCATGATGGGAAATGACTAACCCCTGTTTCCACTGCACAGATCGCCACCCGGTCTGCCACGATACCTGCGAACGGTACAAAGCCTGGCAGGAATTCCACGCCGCAGAGGTGGCGGACAAACGCCGAAGAAATGACGCCTGCACCATCCACAAGAACGACTTCGACGAGGAATTCTGGCACGGCAACCCGCAGCGGCGACGGAGGCGGCACAGATGAGCCGCCCCAAGGTTCATCCGCCGCAATTCATAGCGGTGACGGCGGACGAATACGAACTAACCCTCGGCGCCTTTGATACCGTCAAAGAACTTGCAGCTTGGAGCGGCCACAAGGTCTTCGCCATATACCAAAGCCTTGAGTATGGGCGGGTGCTTCGGAGAGGCCCGGCCAAAGGCTGCAAGGTGCTGCGGTATACCGATGGACACTATACCTCCGGGATCCTGAAACCGAAACCCCGGCACAAATAACAAAACCGCCTGCGGCAGGTACAACACCCACCGCAGGCGGTTTTTATGCCCTCGGATATTCAGGAACGGCCTCCCACGAGAACGGAAATTCTTTGTCAGCCAGTCCTTGGCCGTTCCACTTGGTCTGGTAAGTAACCTCCATCCCGATCTCGGCGCCAGCAGCATCTACCAAAATCAGCATCAAGCCATCCTTGAACGGCGTGTCCGCTTCATAGCCGCCGCTCCACTTCGTAGCAGTACACCACCGCACAAGATCGTCGCAGAGCTGTTGCCGGACGCATACCCGCCCGGTCTCTTGGATGCGGTACACGTCCTCGGAAACGCCGGTCTGCTCCCCGATGAGCCGGACATGGCGCACATAGCTGAAACGATCTCTGCCGTTGGTCTCCACGACCTTTGTATTCAGCCCGGCCATCAGCGCCGCCCCGCTGCTGCGGATTCACCCAGCAGGTAAACCCAGTGACGCCCGGTCTCGTCCCGCTGCCACTCGCCGCCCATAGCCTCAAAGGCGGATGTCATACCAGCATAGGCGACTTGGTACATATTCGGCACTGGCTCGCCGTTGTCGTCATAGGCCAGGGTGCCAGCAGCCTGCTGCTCTGCAGCAATCTGCTGAGCGTATGCCCACTGCAAGTCGAGCTTTTCAGCCATCCCCCGGAGAGCAATGCGAAAATCAGATTTTTTCATACTAAAAACGTCCTTTCTGTGGTTGGCTCCCACGACCATCTTGTTGGTACCAACAAAATGGTTTCGGCTGCTGCCAGGCAGCCATCGTCAGGTGGGTTATTTCTTGAGCCGCTCCGCCACGGATGCCCAGAACTTGCGGGCTTCTTTGTGGCGCAAGACGTCCGGGTGATTTTCGCCCCAGTCCCAGGCCTCCCGCTCGATATATGGGTCAAGCTCCTTTGCCAGCCCCATAAAGTGCTCCGCCAGCGCGGACGTGTCCATGCCGGTGACGACCTCGATCTCCGCGTGCTCTTCGTTCCAACGGTGAGCTTCGTTTCGCGTTACCCAGCTATTGGTGAAGATCGCAATCGGCCAGGAGCAAAGGTTGTACTTCGCCGTGCTGGGCTGGCCGTTCCGCTTGAGCTTCATCAAGCTGTAGGAGCCGCCGCACCAGCTCGGGTCGCCGGGCGACCTTTCGATGAACCACAGCCCGTTGTCATTCTTGAAGTAAGCCCCGGACACCCGGACGATGTCCCCCGTTTTCATTTCCACGCCGTTCTTGTCAACCATTGCTCTTTCCTCCTTACATAGTTACGATTGCGCCGAGGTCGTTCTTGTAGAGAACTCGGCCATCAGAACAGACCTTCCAGAAGCGGAAAGTTTCAACGATTTTGCAGGAGCCGCTATTAATAACCTTGCGATCTCGCTTCTGCTCAAAGCTAGTGAATTCGGCCTTGAAGCTCTTTTTATTTGCCTTGACAATGCGCCCGGTGTAGGTGACGCTCTCGATGATGATACCGATGCACTGGCTGCTGTAAGATGTGACCTTGTCGTTGAGATTGAACATTTTTGCTTTCCTCCGTTCAATGTGTTCCTTTCGGTGTCTGTGTCTTACCACATAAACGCGGTAAACTCTACTGGCAAACAGTCCAATGATTCAAGGCTCAGTTTGTCTCTTTTGCTCCGCCCTGGACAACAAAAAAGACGGGGTCAAACCCCGTCTGAATAGAGCCGCTCCGCCCGGAACACTGGCGCCATGGAGTAGTGCCAGGGCATGACCCACTCGCCACTGTCAGACACCCGGATCATCGCCCGCTTGACCCCCTCCCCGGAAAACTCGGCCTTGACCGACTTCTCCGTGCGGGACAGCACCTTCATCAGGAACACGCAATCGTGGTTGCAGGCGCTGCGGGCGTAGTAGACAGAACCAACTTCAAACTTGAACATAACGGAAACCTCCCTTATTCTTCGACCTTGACGGCGGCAGCCCTTGCGGAAAGGGCTTTGTACTCGTCGTAGGTGATACCGAAACGCACATAGGCCTTTTCGATGCAATACTGGACATTGCGCCGATCTTCCTCGGTCACTACCTCATCAATCATACCAGCCAGATACTCGAACGTCATTTTTGTTTTCCTCCGTTTCTTTGTTGTGCCTGTGTCTTACCACACAACCGCCGGGAACTCAATCGGCACAGCGTCCAATCTTCGGACGGTGAATTTGTACTCTTTGCTCCTTGACCGCCCGGCACAAAACCACTATCATATAAAGCACAGCCCCCGCAGGAGTCCGACCCTGCGAGGGCTGCATACCGGGGTGCATCAGGCCTTAGCCTTCATCTTCGGCTTCGGCCTCCCAGACTTCCTCTGGGCTGACACGTTCAACGCCATCTTCACCGATAAAGCCGTAACCCGTGTCCAACATGGTATGCACCCCCTTTCATAGGCGCCTGGCTCGCAACAGCTGGGCGCCTTTTCTGTGTTCATGATACCACACAAGCGCAGTAAAGCAATGCGCACATAGTCCAATAAATACTGCGTGTGTATGGCAAAACTGTACAAAACGGATTTGTCAAGCCCTATTTTCAAAAAAGTTGCGATTTTGAGAAAAGAGCGGACTTTTTTGGTCTTTTTCTATGCTACACTGGGAGTATGCAGAGGACATTCACAAGGGCGCAGGGCTTTATTCCTCCTTTCACCTGCGTCCCGCTAACGTACAGCCAGGGCAACCGGGTGCCGAGCTTCCAGCCCGACCAGCAGGGAGCAAAGCACCCGGAAACCTTGGATTTATGCGGAAAAACCACAGCCGCAGATCGCACGTCGTGCGTTCAGGCCCGCTGCTGGGCGGCGTAGGTACTACCTGGCAAGAACTGGTAGCGGGGCAGTGAAGGCCCGAAGTGTTCCCGCGCGAAAACCAAAATTTTTCGACCATTTCGCTACGTCAAGCGCAGTAAATGCCCGCCGCAGCCCCAAAGCAAACCCCATTTTTTCATTTTGCGTGCATAGCTCAACAGGTAGAGCGCCCACCTTCCAGGCGGGTGACGTTGGTTCAAGACCCGCTGCACGCTCCAACAAGAGGACGAACGCATGGAAATCGAAACACGGCGACTTGCCGACCTGAAACCGGCAGACTACAACCCCCGCAAAAAGCTGGAACCGGGTGACCCGGAATATGAGAAAATCGCCCGCAGCATTGAAGAGTTCGGATACTGCGACCCGATTATCATAAACCGGGACGGCACCATCATCGGAGGACACCAGCGGACGCAGGTGCTCCTGGACATGGGAGCCGAAACCGCAGACTGCGTTGTGGTAGACCTTGACCCCGACAAGGAAAAAGCCTTGAACATCGCCCTCAACAAGATCACCGGCAGCTGGGACGAAGCAAAGCTGGCCGACCTGATCGGCAGCCTTGACCTTGAGGGCTACGACCTCACCAAGACCGGCTACTCCGAGCCGGAACTGAAGTCCATCCTTGCCCAGGTCACCGTGACGCCTGACGACTTCGGCCAGGACTTCTCCCTCCCGAACCGCCAGCACGTTCTCGCCCACACTATGAACGTCACCCTGCACAAGCAGCAAATCGCCCTCATCCGGGCGGCGCTTGCGCAGGCAGAAAACGAGGGCCTCGGCGAAACCTACGGAAACACAGACAAGAACGGAAACGCCCTCAGCAAGGTGGTGCAGGAATGGCTCAAACAGAACACAAGCTCGTCCGAGAGCGACGGCCTCTGACCTCGATTCACCCGGCAGACTATAACCCTCGCAAGGAACTCAAGCCGGGAGACCCCGAGTTCCAGAACATCCAGCGCAGCCTGAAAGAATTTGGCTACGTTGACCCGATCATCATAAACAAGGACGGCACCATTATCGGCGGCCATCAGAGAGCGTCCGTTTTGAAGTCCCTGGGCTACACCGAGGCGGACTGCATCGTGGTAGACCTCAGCAAGCAGGACGAAAAAGCCCTCAACATCGCCCTGAACAAAATCGGCGGTCAGTGGGACATGAGCCTCCTGAGGGACGCTCTACAAGACCTGACCCTCAGCCCGGTGGACGTAAACGCCACCGGCTACAGTGACGACGAACTCAGCGTCATCCTCGGGGACGTCATGCTGGAGAAGCAGCACGAAGAAAGCCCCATCGACAGAATGACCTTCACATTCAGCCTGGAGCAGTACGCCGACCTGCAGCAGGCCTTGCAGATCATCGGCGCAAAGTACAAGCCCGACCAAATGGAAACCTTCGGGAATACCAACAAAACCGGGAACAGAATCTACATGGTGGTGAAAGAATGGGCAGAGCAAAAGAAATCCAGATCCGGGTGATACCCTCCAAGATTGCGAACCCCTTCATCCGGGCGCACCATTACAGCGGCAAGGTCGTAAACAACTCCTGCCTGCACTTTGGAGCTTTTCTCGACGGGCGTCTCCACGGCGTCCTGAGCTATGGCCCCAGCCTGGACAAGAAGAAGATCATCGGCCTGGTAGAGGGAACCGCCTGGGACGGCTTTCTGGAACTCAACCGCATGGCCTTTGACGACTACCTTCCACGGAACTCAGAAAGCTACTGCATCGCCAAGACCATCCGCCTGATCAGGAAGCATGCGCCGCAGGTAAAATGGATTATTAGTTTTGCAGATGGCTGCTCCTGCGGCGACGGCACCATTTACCGGGCCTGCAATTTCGTCTTGACCGACATCAAGCGGAACGATGCCCTCTGCCTCCTGCCGAACGGCGACAAAATCCACAAGATGACCCTGCACAGCAACCCGACCTCCCCCCGCCCGGAGCTTGGAGGCCGTACCTTCTACGAGGTGACCGGCGGCAAGTACGACTGGGACGCTTACGTCAAAGAGGTTGGCGGCACCATCCTGCCCGGCTACCAGCTGCGCTATATCTATTTCATAGATCCTGAATACAGGCAGCGGCTCAAGGTTCCCGAGATACCGTTCAGCCGTATCGACGAACTCGGCGCAGGTATGTACAAGGGTCAGCAGGTATCCCAGGCGGAGCGCCACGCCGAAAGTCACTTTGAACAGTAGGAGGACGCATGGCAGCAGAAACCGGCGGGCAGCTTTACGAATCCAAGGTCATAGCCCAGCTTTTTGGCGTTTCCGTCCGCCGCATTCAGCAGCTCACACAAGACGGCGTCCTGGAAACAGTACACATCTCCGGCCAGCGGAACAAATATGACCTCATCCCCACGATTCAGGCATATATCAAATACCTGTCAGATAAGGCGTATGGCCGGGAAGCGAAGCTCTCGGAAACTGAACTGAGGGAAAAGAAGCTGCAAGCGGAAATTGCCCTCAAGGAATCGCAGACCGAGCTGCACCAGCTCCGCACCGCCATTGCAAACGGCAAATATATCAGCATAGAGGAAGCGCAGGCGGACTATACGAAGTTCTTTGCAGTCCTCAAGCGCTTTTGCTCCGGCCTCCCGAGCCGGGTCGTTGGCATGATAGGCTCACGAATCTCCCCCGTGGAGAGCAGAGAATTGGAGAAAGACTTGAATAAAGAGATCAACGACATTCTCCGCACCTTCGTCCTTGCAGCAACCGTCAAGGACGGTGACGGTGGATGAAACCCACAGCCCAGCAGCCCCGGTTTTATAAGTTCCGAAAGTACCAGGTTCCTCAGTACATCAAAGATGCCCTGGACGCCCTGAAACCGCCGGATGATATAACCGTAAGCCAATGGGCCGAGCAATACCGCCAACTCAGCCGCAAGGAATCCAACCTGCAGGGCGCCTGGCGAAACAGCGTCACTCCCTACCTCGTCGGCATCATGGACGAATTCAACAACTGGGAAACGGAGCGCATTGTCGTGGTAAAGCCTACCCAGGTAGGCGGCACGGAGGTCGAGCTTAACGCCCTCGGCTACCTGATAGACCAAGACCCGGCCCCTACACTGATCGTTTACCCCAACGACGAAATCGCCGAAAGCACCTCAGCAAACCGCATTATGAGTATGCTGGAATCCCCCCGATTGAAGCGGCATTTTCTCAAAAATGCCAGTAGCAAGAAGGAGCTGCAGTTCACCACAGATATGTACATCGCCCTCACCGGCGCAGGATCTGCGGCAGACCTGTCCAGCAAGCCCATCCGCTATCTTTTCCTCGACGAGGTGGACAAGTTCAAGGCGGCGACCACCCAGGAAGCCGACCCTATAAGCCTGTCCATTGAGCGAACCAAGAGCTATTTCTCTAACCGCAAAATCTATATTTGCAGCACCCCCACACTAAAGACCGGCCACATCTGGAAGGCGAAGGAAGCCTGCGACATTGAAAAACACTTCTTTGTTCCTTGCCCGCACTGCGGGAAGTATATAGAGCTGAAATTTGCACAGATACGCTGGCCCGGCAAAGATGAGGGTCTAAGCGAAGGTGACCGAGCGGAGGCGGCGCAGTACATCTGCCAGGAATGCAACGGAGTCATTACCGACCACGACAAACCTGCAATGCTCCTAAAAGGAGAATGGCGGAACGTCCGCCAGAGCGCCCGCACCGCCCGCAGCGTTGCCTTTTGGTTCAATACCCTATACAGCCCCTTCACTCGATTCTCGGAAATCGCCAGGGAGTTTATGAAGTCCAAGGACGACCCCGACAAGCTGCACAACTTCGCCAACTCCTGGCTCGCCGAGCCGTGGGAGGATACGAAGCTCAAAACCAGTGCCGACCTCGTACAGGAACGCCAGACGGAGCTTGAAATGTTCGAGCTTCCGCCCTGGACGAAGCTCCTGACCGGCGGCGTGGACGTGCAGGAAACAAGCCTCTATTGGACTATCCGCGCCTGGGGCGATTACAGTACATCCCAAAATATAGCCCACGGCCAGGCCGCAAGCTTCGGCGAAGTCGTAGACATAATGAACTTGGAGTTCAAGCGGGACGACGGCCAACAAATGCTGGTAGACCTCGCCCTTGTCGATTCCGGCGACCAAACAGAGGAAGTCTATGACTTCTGTATGCAGAACTCGGAGTGGGCGCTCCCAGTAAAAGGCACCGACACGATGCTCAGCAACTATAAAATCTCGACCATCAACAAGGCGGGCTCCGCCGCCTACGGTATGCGCCTGGTTCTCGTGGACGGCGGCAAGTACAAGGACGCTATTGCTTCTCGTATGCGCCGCCCGAACGGCAAGGGCAGCTGGATGGTCTACAAGGGCGTTGACCAGGAATACTGCGAACAGGTCACTGCCGAACACAAGATCACCGAACGTGCCGCCAACGGCACAGAGCGCACCCGCTGGGTGCCAAAGACCAGCCATCCAAACAACCACTTCCTCGACTGCGAGGTCTACGCCTACGCCGCCGCAGAAATGCTCGGAGTACGCAGCCTCCACCTGCAGAACAAAGGCAGCGCCGCCCAGCCGGAAGCGCAGCCCGCACCGCAGCAGCGCACCGACACCACCCCCGAGGAAAGCTGGATTCATCAGAACGACGGCTGGTTTTAAGAAAGGAAACACGACATGGCAGACGAAACCATCAACTATGGCGACCCCGCCGCCCTGCTGACGGAAGTAAACAAAGCCATCGCCGCAGTCATGGTCGGAGGCCAGAGCTACAAAATCGGCTCCCGCTCCCTGACCCGAGCGAACCTCACCGAACTGCGGAACCTCCGGGCAGACCTCGCCGCCCAGGTGGAGGAACAGAGCGGATCCTCCCTTTTCCGTGATACGTTCGCCGCATTTTTTGAGGGGAGATAAAGCGCATGGCATGGCTCGACAGAATCATTGAAGCAATCTCCCCCCGGGCAGCCTATATGCGCGAGGGTTGGCGGCAGCAGCTCGGCCTTATCCGCGGTTCAGGCTATGACGCCGCAGACGGTGGCCGGCTGAACAAAAACTGGCGGGCGACCAATGAGGCCGCCGACATCACAGACCGTTACAGCCGGGACACCCTTCGCGCCCGCGCCCGCGACCTTGAGCGGAACTCGGACATTGCAAACGGCGTCCTCAAGGCTTTCAAGAGGAACGTGGTCGGCAACGGCTTCACCTTGCAGGCCAAGACCGGCGACGACGACCTCGACGACCAAATCGAAACCCTCTGGCGGCGCTGGACACGGCGCACAAATTGCGACGTCACCCAGCAGCAGAGTTTCAACGAGCTTCTGCGCATGGCAGTCGTTCGGAAAAAGGCAGACGGCGGCATTCTTTTCAAGAAGTGCTACACCCCCGGCGGCCTACTTCCTTTCAAGCTGCAGGCTCTGGAAGTAGACGAACTATCCCGCTCTGTGGCCTCGCCCAGGTACAAGGGAGATCGCGTCATTGGCGGCATTGAGTACAACGAGTACAACAGGCCCGTGGGGTATTGGATAGAGCAGTACAACATTGACGGCTGGGAAACCAACCAGCCTGTCTTCTACCCCGCTAAAGATATTATTTTCTATTACAGCAAGAGCCGCCCCTCTCAGCTTCGAGAGGTCAGCGACCTTGCCCCGAGTTTGAGCCGCATCCGGGACGCCAACGAGTTTATCGCTGCCGTTTCGATGAAAGAGCGAATCGCCGCCTGCTTTGCCCTGCTCATCAAGAGAGCCGTTCCCACCGGCGGCTTCCAGGGCGGCTCCCGAAACAACACCGACAAAGACCGCACGCCCTACTCTGGCAAAATGCTGACCCCCGGCCTCATTTCGGAAATGAACGCCGGTGATGATGCAGTCACCATCAACCCCGGCAATGGCAGCAGCGAAGCAACCGGCTTCCTCAAGCTGCTGCAGCGCCTTGTGGGCGCAGGCCAGGGCTTGAGCTATGAATCCACCTCCCGGGATATGTCCGAAACGAATTACAGCAGCGCTCGCCAGGGTATGATTGAGGACGACCTCACATACACCGAGGAAGTGGAGCTGCTGCAGGGCAAGTTCATGGTTGAGGTCTACGAAACCTTTTTGATTTCCGCAGTCCTCGCCGGAAAGCTCACTATCCCGGATTTTTGGAACGACCCGCAGAAATACATGGAGCATGAGTGGGTCGCCTCTCCAAAGAAATGGATTGACCCGCAAAAGGAAGCCAACGCAAATAAAACCGCACTCGAATCTTGCGTTAAGTCCTTCAAGCAAATCAGCGCCGAGCAGGGCCGTGACTGGAAAGAACAGATTGACGACATGGCCGACGTTGTAGCATACGCCAAAGAAAAGGGAGTGCAGATTGGAGGTTACAAAAGTGTCCAGAACGAACCCCAAACAGACCCGAAAGAAAACCCCGATGAATAACCAGCCCCTGCAGCGCGATTTCTCCACGGCCAGTATCCGGGCAGTAAGCGACGACGAAAACAGCCGCACCTTTGAACTGAGCTTCAGTTCCGAGGAACCTGTTCAGATGTGGTTCGGCACCGAGATCCTCGACCACTCCGGCAATGCCATTGACATGAGCCGGATGCAGAGCATGGGTATCGTTCTTTTTAACCATGACAGAAACCGGGTGATCGGTAAGGTCACACGGGCGTGGGTTGAAGATAACCGTGGCAAGGCCACGATTGAGTTTGACAACGACGAGGACAGTGAAACCGTTCGCTCCAAGGTCGCCAGCGGCACACTCAAGGGCGTTTCCGTCGGCTATCGCGTTTCCAACTATGAGAGCGTCAAAGAGGGCGCAAAATCCCTTGACGGGCGCTTCACTGGCCCCTGCTACATCGCCAAGAAGTGGCAGCCCTACGAGATCAGTATTGTTTCCGTCCCCGCCGACACCACCGTCGGCGTTGGCAGAGATATGACCGAGGACGGACAGCCGCCCGCAGTACAAACCGCCCCGGGTCTGGCTTTCTACGAGAGCCAGCTCGCCGCAAATCGTAACTACTAACTGGAGGTAAATCACACATGAACAAGAGAGAGCAGCTGCGGCAGAAACTGCAGCGCCAGCAGGCCATCCTGGCCGCTGCCCGCACCGCAGGCCGCGACATGACCGAGGACGAGACCCGGGAATTCAACTCCCTGCAGAACGACATCGAGGCCCTGCGCCCTGAGGCTGACGCTGAAGCGGAGGCAGAGCGCCAGGCTCAGATTGAAGCCGCCCGCACCGCAGAGCGCCAGCGTGTCACCGACATCACCACCCTGTGCCGGAACTTCAACGTCGATGCTTCCCAGTACATCACCGGCGGCCAGACCGTAGACCAGGTGCGCACCGCCATTCTGGACGGTATGATTCAGAACGGTACTCCTGCCCGCACCGGCGTCAAGGTGACCGCCGACGAGACCGACAAGTTCCGCGCGGCAGCAGCTGACGGCCTTATGACTCGCAGCGGCCACACCCCCGCAGCCCCTGCGGATGGCTCCCGCCAGTTTGCAGGCATGAGCCTGCGTGACATCGGCATTGAGTGCCTGACCCGCGAGACCGGCAAGAGCGCTTCCGACTTCATGCGTATGAGCGCAGATGACCTGTACACCGAGCTGGCCCGTGCATTCCACAACCCCTCGGCATCCTTCCCCGCCATCATGGACACCGCCATCAACAAGAGCATCGTCCACGCCTACGACCACGCTCCGACCACCTTCGAGAAGTTTACCCGCAAGGGCACTCTGCGCGACTTCAAGCGCACCGACGGCCACAACTACCTGATCGGCGGCGTTGGCGACCTGCTGCTGGTTCCTGAGAACGGCGAACTCAAGGCGGATACCCACAAAGAGGAAATGCTGCCGCAGCGCAAGCTGGATACCTACGGCCGTCAGTTCAGCATGAGCCGCCAGGCGTTCATCAACGACGACATCGGCTTCCTGTCCGAGGTTCCCGGCATGTACGCTGCAAAGAGCAAGAAGCAGATCAACAAGATGGTCTACTCCATCCTCTACAACAACGGCCAGATCTATGACGGCAAGACCCTGTTCCACGCCAATCACAAGAACCTGATTTCCTCCGGCAGCGCACCGACTGGCGCAGCCATTCAGGCCATGATCCAGCGGATGCAGCTGCAGGATGACCCGTTCGGTGAGGCTATCAACCTGACCCCCTCCACTATCATCCTGCCCGTTGGTTACGGCTTCGCCATGCAGTCCATCTTCGGCAGCCCCACCATCCAGACCAGCGAAAACACCCAGGCAGCAAACCCGCTGTATAACTACCGCTACCCGATGGAGATTGTCGAGGACGCCACCCTGAACATCCTGGCAGGCTCCGGCGCATGCCCCTGGTTCCTGGGCGCCAACCGCGAGGAAACCACGGGCATCCAGGTCGATTACCTGAACGGCCAGGAGACCCCCACCTTCCGCCGCAGCGAGACCGTCGGCCAGCTGGGCTTTGTGTGGGACATTTGGCTGGACTGGGGCATCAGCGTCATGGACTACCGTGCGTTCGTGAAGAACCCCGGCGCTGCCCTGCCCACCCTGTAAGAGATAGGAGGAAACGTACATGATCGCAAACTACCAGCAGCCCGGCTCTGCCATTGACTACCCCAACGGCACAAGCTCCGCTATCGCCGCAGGCCAGGTCGTGAGCCTGACCACCCGCATCGGCGTTGCAGGCACCGACATCCCTGCAAGCGCCGTCGGCAGCCTGTACGTCAAGGGCGTTTTTGCCATGCCCAAGGCGGCCTCTACCGCTATCGCCATCGGCGCCGCCGTCTACTACGACGCCTCCGCCGACAACATCACCACGACCGCTGCAAGCAACATCCCCGCAGGCTGGGCTATTGCAGCAGCCGCTGAAAACGATACGACCGTGCAGGTCTGCATCGGCTAAGGGAAAGGCGGCGCAGTATGATCTATACCGCAAACAGCACCGTGACGGTGGAGGGCAAAAGCTACCGCCCCGGCGATTCCGTGGACATTCAGGACGCCAGCGCTGCAAAGGAGCTGCTCGCCGTTGGTTTCATCGTGACCCTGCCCGGCGAGTATGCCCCCGGCGAAACGCTGACCGTGGATGTTCAGCAGGAACCCGAGGACGGCGTTGCTACCGGCCACCTCAACAAAGAGGAACTGGACGCGATGCCCAAGGCGCAGCTCCTGACCCTCGCCGAAAATATGGGCCTGGACACCAAAGACCTGACCAAAGCGAAGCTGGTTGAAGCCATTGCTGCTGCCGAGGTTCAGGCCGAGGTTTGACCGTGGGCTTCAAGGATTTGCTGGTGCAGGATGCAAAGAACGTATTCCTCAACCGGGAAGAATTTGCAGACACGCACAGCATAAACGGCAAGCCCATGCCGGTGCTGGTTGACGATAATGAAATTTTGGAACGCGACAAGTCCAAATTGATGAACGTCACCATCACCGGGATCTATAAAGAGCGTAAGCTGATCTATGTAGCCACCGACGACCTCGGAGCCAAACCCGCCCCGGACGACCTGCTCAATTTTGACGGCGCCTGGTACAAGGTAAACGACTGCACCGATGAGGCCGGGATTCTCTGCATTGAGATGGAGGCGAATCGCTCTTGAAAGAATACGAGGTCTTACAGGTTGACGCCGACGCCTCCATTGAAAAAATGGTTCAGCGCCTGGACAACCTACAAAAAATGGTTGATACGCCGAAAGTGGTGGCAGCGGCCATCAACTCGGCAGCCCGCAGCACAAAGAACAAGATCGTCAAGGACACCAAAGAGCGTTATGCGACGGCCAACGATTCCGTTTACTCGTCCAGCAGCGCCTTGAAGGTGGATGCCGCCACCGGCGGCGACCTGACCGCCACGCTCCATTCTTCCGGCTCCATGCAGGAGATCATGGACTTCGATTCAAAGCCGAACGCTGGCAGCAGCGCCGCAGCGGCGCACGTCCTCAGCAGTTCCGGCATGAAGTCCTTGGAGCATAACGGCTTAAAGGCTTTCCTCGTTCAGTTCAGCAGCGGACACAAAGCCATTGTCCAGCGGGTGCCGGGCGAAACCTACACCTCGGCGGGCGCTTCCAAGCGTGCGCAGAAATGGGGCGCCAAGTCCGACATGACCCGCATTGAAAAACTGCTTTCGCCCTCTGCTCCGCAGATGTTCGGAAACCCCGACACCGTAGACCCGGCGCTTGAGCGAGCATCCGAGCTTCTCGATAAGCAGATGGAGAAACAAATTGAAAAAGCTCTCGAATAAAGGAGGCATCCCATGACACCCACCGATCTGCAGGACGCTATTGTCCAGGCGTTGAAGGAGCAGCTTGCACCGCTGCGCCTTACAAACTCCGCCGGGCATGAAGTGGGCGTCAAGGTATTCCCGCAGTTCAAGCCATACCGCGCTCCGAGGCCTGCGCAGTCCACCAATGACGACGACCTCCCGGAGCCGTATGTGCTGGTGGCTCTCGTCAACGGTGAACAGACCGCCATCGACAGCCCGAACAAGGTTGACGTTGTCGTGGCTGTTGAGGTCTACGACCCCGACCCGAACCGACAGGGATACCGGGATGCCTCCCACATTTTGAACGTGATCCTGGGGTATTTTGAGCGCAAAGTGCAGATTGCGCGGGCTTTTGAGCTTGTACGCCCCATCAAATGGGACAACGACCTCGACCCCAACAAACACCCATACTATTCCGCAGCAATCGGCCTTCATTTCGAAGGGCCTACTATTTATAGAGAGGAGCCTGAAACATAATGGCAAAGACCACTACTCCCGCAGCCCCGGAAACGGTCGTTTATATCGGCCCGAACATTCCCGGCGTTGTTCGCCAGGATTCCGTGTTCACTGGCGGCATCCCGGCACACCTGGCCGAAAAAATCAAGGCAATTCCCGCCATTGAGGGTCTGATTGTCCCCCTGGATTCCTTTGCGGAGGCTCGCAAGGAACGTCAGAGCGGCGCAGGCCGTATCGCCACCATCTGCAACAATGTTGCAAAGAAAATCCAGGAGGGCGCATAAATGAGCTATCTTCATGGCGTAGGCAACAGCGAAGTTGCTACCAGCTTAACCACCCCCACCACGTCCAGCGCTGGCCTGCAGGTCATTTTCGGCACGGCCCCCATTCACCTGGCAAAAGACCCCTACAAGGCAGCGAACACCCCGAAACTCTGTTACAGTTTTGCAGAGTGCCAGGAAGCCCTCGGCTACTCTGACGACTTCGAGAATTTCACCCTTTGCCAGAGCATGGACGCCAACTTCCGTGTCTACAATAATTCCCCCATCGTCCTGGTGAACGTGCTTGACCCGAACAAGGCGGCGCACACCACGGAGAACGCAGAGGAAACCGTCACCGTCACCGGCGGCATGGCGACCTATACCAAACAGTACGTTCTGCTGCCCTCGTTGGTGGTGAAGAACGACGCTACCCCGCTCGCCGCTGATGTGGACTATACCGCAGCGCACGACGATGACGGCAACGTGACTATCGTGCTGCTGTCCACCACCGCAAAGGAAGCAACCGCGCTGAAGATCACCAGCAAGAGCATCAAACCCAGCGGCGTTACCAAGACCGATGTCGTCGGCGGCGTAAACAGCAGCACCCACGAGGAAACTGGCCTGGAAATCATCCGCCAGGTCTATCCCAAGTTCGGCCTGGTGCCCGGCCTGATCATCGCACCCGGCTGGTCGCAGGACGCAACCGTGGCTGCTGCGCTGCAGGCAAAGGTTGAACAGCTGAACGGCTGCTTTGACCTCAACACCATTCTGGACATTCCCGCCAATTCCGACGGTGCAACTGTTTACACCGACTGTAAGCAGGCGAAGGAGAAGCAGGGCTTCTCCACGAACCACGGCATCTGCCTCTGGCCTCGTGTCTTGGTTGGCGAGAAAAAATACTACTTCTCCGCCATGGCCGCAGCGCACACCGTCTGGCTCGACACGAGCAACGACGGCGTCCCCTACGAATCCCCCTCCAATAAGAGCCTGCGCATTACCGGCCTTTGCTTGGACGACGGCACCGAGGTGCTTCTCGACAAGCAGCAGGCGGACGACGTCCTCGGCGCAAACGGTATCTGTACCGCTATCAACATCAATGGCTTCAAGTTTTGGGGTAACAATACCTGCGCATACCCCAGCACGACCGACACCAAAGATCGCTTTTGGTGCGTCCGCCGTTTCTTTGACTGGGACGGCAACAACTTTATCCTGACCTACTTCCAGAAGGTGGACAAGCCCGAGAACCGCCGCCTCGTGCAGGACATCGTGGACAGCACGAACATCACCGGCAGCGGCTATGTTGCTCGTGGCTACTGCGCAGGCTATAAGATGAAGTTCCTGGAGGACGAAAACCCGACCACCGAGCTGCTGGCAGGCCATCTGACTGTTCACACCTACATGGCGCCTTTTGTTCCTACGGAGTATATCCACAACATCCGCGAGTACGACACCGACGCCCTGTCCACCATCTTCTCCTGACCGATTGGAGGTATAAAACGTGAATATTCCTACCAAGATCGCCAAGTATGAGGTCTACAAAGACGGCACCAAGCTCATTGGCCGTGGCGAGGAAATGACGCTGCCCAGCTTCGAGACCCCCACCAACACCGTTTCCGGCGCAGGTATTCTCGGCGAGTACGAAGATCCCACTCCGGGTTATTTCAACGAACAGGAGCTTCCCATTCCTTTCCGGGTTATGAGTAAGGAAGCAGCATCCCTGGCCAACATGCTCAAGGCGCACCACCTGGAAATTCGTGGCGGTATTCAGGGCAACACGGACGACGGCGACATTGAGTTCACCCCCATCCGCGTAGTCGTTCGCGGCCTCACTAAGAAGTGTGAACCGGGCAAGCTCAAGGCCGCAAACTCTATGGAGACCAGCATCACCCTTTCGATCAGATATATTCTGATTGAGGTAGACGGCGAATCCCTGATCGAACTGAACAAAATCCGTGGCAAATATGCTGTCGGCGGCGTAGACCAGCTGGCAGCTTTGGAGGCAATGTGCTAATGGAAGATAAAAAACTGACCCTCGCCCCCGAGGTCGAGGAACCCGAAACCGCAGAGGAAACCAATGAGCTTTACATCAAGTTCGCCAAGCCCTACACCTTCGGCGACAAAACCTATACCGGCATCGACCTGTCCGGCCTTGAGGACGTGAACGGCGCAGTCCTCAAGGAAGCAGGCCGCGTGGTTCAGAAACTGAACAAAGGCATCAACCCCGCCACAGTGGAAATGACAATGGAGTATGCCGTCTATATGGCGCACCACGTCACCAACCTGCCCTCGGACTTCTTCTGGGGCCTGCGCGCTCCTGACCTGGTATCCGTCAAGGGCGCAGTCGTGGGTTTTCTCTACGGCGGGGATGGGGAGGACTAACCCCGCGGGCGATCACAAAAACCACCGTCTATATGTCACAGGCTCTGCACGTGGGCATTGACTACCTGCAGAGCCTGTCCATAGACGAACTGAACGACTTGGCAGACGCCATCCAGGACTATGCAAGGGAGGTGGAGGCGCGAATTGGCAAAAAGTAAAACGTATGACCTGATGATAAAGATCGGTGCCAAATCAGACGGCACCCTCCGAAAGGCCTGCGCAGCAGCCGACAAAGACCTCGCCTCCCTCAGCAAATCGGCAAAGGCAGTCGGGAAAGCCGCTGCTGCAGGGTTCGCAGCCGCCAGCACGGCGGCTGTGGCCTTTTCTACCGCAGCCGTGACCTCTGCCGCAGGCTACAAAAAGGAACTGTCCAACGTCCAGACCCTGCTCACCGGCACCGACGAAGAAATTGCATCCCGAACCGCCAGCATTTCTTCAGACGTTCTGAACATTTCGGACAAAACCGGCGTTGTCACCAGCAACCTGACCGATGGTATGTACCAGGTCGTTTCTGCGTTTGGCGACGTTGACGACGCTTCCTCCATCCTGGAAACAGCGGCTAAATCCGCTGCCGCAGGCAACGCCACCACAACGGACAGCGTCAACCTGCTTTCCGCCGTCACTAAAGGCTATGGCGACATCAGCGCAGAGGCTGTCCAAAAGGCAGCAGATCTGTCCTTTGCTACCGTCCGCCTCGGACAAACCAGCTTCCCGGAACTGGCCTCGTCCATCGGCAAGGTCGTCCCACTGGCCTCCGCCCTGGGCGTGCAGCAAGAGGAACTATATGGCACCTTCGCAACCTTGACCGGCGTGACCGGCAGCACCGCAGAGGTCGCCACGCAGTACAAGTCCGTCCTTTCTGGCCTTATGTCGCCCTCCAAGAGCATGGACGCCGCCCTTAGTAAGATAGGCTACTCCACCGCAGACGCAGCCATCAAGAGCTTGGGCTTCCAGGGAACGCTTGAAGCGTTGATGGGAACCGTTGGCGGTGATACCCAGGCCATGGCAAAGCTGTTCAGCAGCGTGGAGGCGCAGACCGCAATCCTCGCCCTTTGCGGCAAGCAGTCCAGCACCTACGCCGAAAAGACGGCGGAGATGTACAACGCCACCGGCGCAGCGGATGAAGCATTCGCCCGCCAGACGGACAATCTGGATTATAAGATTCAGAAGCTCACCAACCGCTTCCAGAATTTCCTGACAAAGGCCGGCTTGAAGCTGCTGCCGTATCTGGAAAAGCTGGCCGACAAAGCTATTCCATACCTGACGGACGCCATGGACAAAGGCCTCGTTGTTTTGGACGATATTCTCCCTAAAGCAGAAAAAGCCGTCCAATTTGCGGCGGAGCATAAAGAACTGTTCATCGCCCTTGCAAGCGGCGTCCTTACCGCAGTAACGGCT